GAGGTATTGTTACTTACAAACATGCTTGTACTAACTACATTGAGGAGTGGAGAGAATGACTAAGCGTGTTGCAGACATGACAGAAGAACAGAGGAAAGTATGTAGTGAGGGCAAACGTAGGCGTTGGTTAAACAGGACTGATGATCAGCGCAGAAAATCAGTGCTGTATGGAGCAGCGTACCGTGCCAAACGACAGGGAGTACCTTTTAATATTACTCATCAAGACATTGATGACATCTGGCCTAAAGATAACTGCTGCCCTGCGTTGGGTACTCCATTGGTGTGGGCTGCTAAAAACTTTACACCCAACTCACCCAGCCTAGACAAAATCAATCCGCAGTTGGGCTATGTCGTAGGCAACATTGCTATTGTTAGTTACTTAGCTAACTCAATTATGCAGAACGCTTTACCCAGTGAAGTTACCAAGGTAGCTCAGTGGTTCTCTCAACAGGTGGAGGATTGGAATGTTGGTTGATAACGTGGTGCCACCTGATGTGCTATGGGATAAACAAATGCACCTAGCGATACGCAAGTATGAGCAGTATCAAATCACTAGGGATGCCCTACTGGATAGGCTTGAGAAGCTAGGCTGGGATAGGGACGTAGCACTGGACTTAATACTGGAGGATGAGGAGGAGTAGTGGCAGTCATACATGTCAGTCGAATGGATAGCATGGGTAGTGATCTCACAGTAGCTAATGCTGCCCGTGTATCTTTTGCTAAACACAAGGAAGAACTAGATGAAGGCGATGAGAAGCTGATCAAGTACCTCGCAAAGCATGGGCACTGGTCGCCCTTCTCTCATGTATCTCAGCAATTTAAAATTGACGCGCCTATCTTCATAGCAAGGCAGTTACAGAAACATCAGGTAGGGTTAGCTTGGAATGAAGTCAGCCGTAGGTATGTGGATAGTGAGCCTGAGTTTTATACTCCTACTGAGTGGCGCAAACGAGCCAAAGATAAAAAACAGGGTAGCTTATCTGAACCTATTGCATCTCAAGGTATTGCCCATACTATAAAGAAAGAGGCTGAAATTGCATGTGTTAATGCATACAATAAACTACTAAGGATGGATGTGTGCCCAGAGCAAGCAAGAATGGTGCTACCACAATCGATGATGACAAGCTGGTACTGGAGTGGTAGTGTGTATGCATTCAGTCGTGTATGTAATCTAAGATTAAAGGAGGACGCACAAGCAGAGACAAGAGAGGTGGCACAGTCTATAAGTAATCACTGTGCTATTGAGTTCCCCGTCAGTTGGAAGTTCCTGTGTCCGGCTGGTTGATCATTTTAACAGGTGCAATCTATGCCTATGTGTGTTATGATCAGGCAATGAAAGGTAACACTGGTATGTGTCTAGCTTATGGAGGCTACGCCTTTAGCAACATAGGTTTGTTTTTACTAGCAACAAAGTGAAGGAGTAATCATGGCTAAATCTAAAAAGAAATCTAAGGAAGATCGTGCCTCTTGGTTCGAGAACCATGTCATCGTGATGACTTGCGACGATGACAAGGAGAAGGAAGAGAAGTTAAAGCAAGCATTGAAGGCTCGTATGGCAGCAGGATACAGTGGAGGTTAAGCATGTCAGATCAGAAATACTTTCTAGTTAATAAAGATGAGCTAGAGCAAATCTTAAATAAGATAAGGCGTCTACCTTGGGATGATGCCAATGAAATCATGGCTATTATCAAGGACTTAAAGCGTGTCAACGTAGAGGAGAAGACAAAGGAAGAAGCACCCTTCACCAACAAGTTCAGTGGTACAGGTGACAGGAACGAGAAAGAAGCGCGTGACCCTCTTGCAGATGCGCTGCGATCCGGTGACAAAATATGGGGTGGTGATGGCACTCCCGTTTACTAGCTAAGGAGTACGGTACGCTATGACACAAAGAGAAATAGACATTGTTGATACGCTCAGAACAATGCAGGTAGGTATAACTCCCGTATGGACTAGCACTTTGAATGCTGCGGCTGATGAGATAGTCAGTCTTAGAAACAAAGTTAAGGCATTAGAGGAGTACATTGATCTTGTCAAAAACTTCCCTTGATAATGTAAACAGCCCTTCGCACTACAACACTGGACAGATTGAGTGCATACAGGCGATTGAGGCTTTCTTAAACACAGAACAACTACAAGGATACCTATCTGGCAACTGCTTCAAGTATCTCTGGCGACATGCCTACAAGGGTAAGCCAGTGGAGGATTTGAAGAAGTGCCAGTGGTATCTAGAGAGGTTGATAGATGTCTACGAGAACAGTAATTAAGGTAGTAGAAAAGTATCTACGCTTACCACAGTTCACTGTTTCTATTCGGCGGGATCAAACCCGTAATCAGTATGCCTATCTGTTGCGTAGGCTATGTTCCCTGCCGTACAAGGATGGTACGGTGGGAGACATACCTACAACAAAGCTAAAGGCATCTACCTGTCAGGAACTTTATTACTTAATGATTGAGCAGTCACAGGGTGCAGGTGTTCGTGCTGCTAACTACACAGTGCAGGTAGCAGTGCGAGCATGGAACGTGCTGATTAAGCATGACTTGCTAGACAAGAACCCTTGGTCACTGGTCGAACGAATGCAAGCTGCGCCACGACATACTGTGTGGACTAACACTGACTTCGAGACTATACTCAAGACAGCTTTTGCTGAGAGCAAGTGGAGAAACATTGGCCTACTCATACGCATCAATGCAGAGCTAGGTCAACGGGCTGGGGATATGCGCCTAGTACAATGGGAAAACTTTGATTTAGAGCAGCAACTATATGTGCGAGAGTCCATTGAAAAAACTAGAGAACATATCCCCGGCATCCCCATCTCAGATAATCTTAAGCACATGATCATAAAACAAAAGGAGTACTATTCATTTCAACCTTGGGTTGTACCCAACCCCCATACTATGGAGCCTTACACTGAGAGTGGATTACGCCATACTTTCAGGAGGTTAGCTCGTGCTGCTAACATACCTGATAAGCTACAGTTCAGAGACATTCGGCGTACTGTACTCACTGACCTAGCTAATCATGGGGCTACGGACAACGAGATGATGTCCTTCAGTGGGCACAAGAGTCGTGCTAGTCTCACGCCTTACACTAGGATCAGTGTAGATCAAGCTAGGAATGCAGCAGCTAAACGTAACTTTCAACTTAACGAATAGGAGTGTGAAGTGAAAAAGAAAACACCAACACATGACTTGAGTTGGTACATTAAGTGGTTGGCTACCTTCACAATTATTGTTGGTGCCGTGTTTAATTCGTTTGAGATCGTGCCTTACAACCTGTTCATCATGGCTAGTGGGGTACTGCTTTGGTTACTGGTAGGGTTATTGTGGTTCGACCGTGCATTAATTGTGTTGAACACAGCCATACTTGTGATATACTTCAGTGGCATTATAATGCACTTCAGTTATAGGTAGGGACATGTCTTTACAAGCTACACTAGATCAACTAACACTGAACGTGGATACCTCCCATCGTGGGGATTGTCCAGCATGTGGTGGCCGCAACACCTTTACTGTAACCAGAGGCATAGGAGGTATACTATATAACTGTTATAAGAATACTTGTAGGTTATCAGGTAAGTCTGATAGACCTATCACGATAGCTGACTTGAGTAACATGAAAGAAAATACTAAGCGCAAGGACGCTGTGTTCTTTGAACCTGATCATTGGACAAGGACGCACTCATCCATGACTACTTGGCTCAAGCAATATGACTTGAATGCCAAGCGTGTCGATACTCGATATGATGTGAAGGAAGATCGTGTGGTCTTTCTAGTTAAGAAGGAGAGAAAAGTTGTCGATGCAACTGGCCGTCTTGTTGGTGGAAATGCTAGGTACTCCTCAAAGTGGAAACGCTATGGCGAAACGCAAGTCCCTTACGTATACGGCGAAGGTACGATTGCGGTGGTGGTGGAGGATTGTGTCTCGGCATCAGTGGTTGGTGAGATGGAAAATCTGGTAGGCTTTGCTTTGTTAGGTACAAACCTACTTGATCCCTACATTGATTACCTTAAGCCATACTCTAAGATCGTTGTTGCCCTTGATCCTGATGCCAAGCGAAAGACATTACAGATTACGTCTACACTTAGGACTACCTTTCCTGATGTGTTTGCGTTAAACTTACACGACGATATCAAATACAGGTTGCCATTGGACATGGCTTATTTAGAAAGGTTTGCAGGATGAGTATGGAACTAGGCTTAATGAAGACGCTCTTGAACAAAGAGTTTTACGACAACAACAAAGTGTTTTCCCGACAAGGGGTGTTTCGTTCTAAAGAAACTAGATCAATCAAGAAGGTTCTTGATGACGCTATGTTTAAGTACAACGAAGACTTAGGCACTGATGATCTTGAAGCACTATTCTTTACAGCCAACCCTGTACTTACATCTGCTCAGAAGGATGTGTTCACTAGTCTCTTTCAGAAGATTGGCGTACAGCAGCCACTGTCTAAGGAGGTAGCACATGATGTACTAACTCAGTTAAACCGTGAGGCTTCTGCTGATCAGCTTGCTGACCTATCATTCAAGATATCTAACGGCGAGATCACTTCCCTGCATCCTGTTCGAGAGTTCATTGATCAACACGCTGACAACTTCACCCCCTCCATGCGGGTAGACTTTGAGCCTATTGAGATTGAACATCTACTTGCACAGAATGATCTGGAGTTTAAGTGGACTATCAATATCCCTACGGTTGCTCAAATGATACCGGGTATCAATGCAGGTCAGCTTATCGTAGCTGCTGCACGGCCTAACACCGGCAAGACAAGCAGTCACGCTAGTCTATGCGCTGCTCCGGGTGGCTTCATTGAGCAGGGTGCCCGTGTTATGGTGCTGGCAAATGAAGAGCGTTCAGCCCGTGTAGGTAGCCGGTATCTCACAGCGTGTTGCGGCATGGACTTACATGAGATACGTAAGAACAAAGAAGTAGCTGACAAGCGAATGACTCGGCTACGTGAGAACCTATACCTAACGGATGCTACAGGCTGGGACTTAGACAGGCTGGAAGGGGCAGTGAAAGCCTACAAGCCTGACATTGTGATTGCTGACATGGCTGACAAGTTCTTGCCCGGAGGAACCTTTACCGCTGGGCATGAGCAACTCAAGGCTACGTACATTCGCTTGCGTATCATTGCTAAGGAATACAACACAGCTATCTTTGCTATGTCTCAGTTGTCGGCAGAGGCAGAGGGTAAGGTCAACGCAAGCATGTCTATGCTGGAAGGATCGAAGACAGGCAAGGCATCTGAGGCTGACCTCTTGATATGTATCACTAACAACCCCACCTTTGAAGGACAGGAAGAAGAGGATTGGACTAGGCACTGGTGCATCGTGAAGAACAAACTCACTGGTCGTCATGGTAAAGTTTCAACAATGCTCAACCCCTTAACAGCGAGGTATGAAGCGTAATGATTTTAACTATAGACATAGAGAACACTGTATGTCGTTCGCCTGAAGGTAAGCTTATGCTTGATCCTTTTACTACAGGCAATGAGCTAGTGTTAGTCTGTGCGAAGAAAGATACAGGTGAAGAGTATCACTTTTGGTTTAATCACAAGGAGGTGGACACTGACGTAAAGGATCATGCTGCTCTTCAAGAACTACTTGATGAGTCTACCATGTTGATCTGTCACAATGCACAGCATGAATTGATCTGGCTGTGGGAGTGTGGCTTCAAGTACGATGGCTCTGTGTTTGATACCCTGCTCGTGGAGTATGTGCTGCAACGTGCTGTCAAGCAGCCTCTGTCTCTTGATGCAGTAGCAGAACGGTACGGTTTAGATAATCAGAAGATGAGTACCCTGTCTGAGTATCTAAAGAAAGGTACATCGGTTGATGAGGTTCCCAAGGATGAGCTACTTGAGTACTGCTTACAGGATGTACGCACTACACAGGAGTTGTCTTCTACTCTTCGTAAGAAAATGTTCAAGGAAGAGTATGCTCCACTACACGCTATCATTGATCTAACTAACGACATGTGTGTTCTACTTGCTCGTGTCTATCAACGTGGCTTTAAGGTTAACCTTGATGCCCTTGAGGAAGTTCGTAAGGAGTTCACAGAAGAGCGTGATATACTGGTGAAGTCTCTTGAGGAGCAGGTACACACGCTTATGGGGGATACGCCTATCAACCTATCCTCACCAGAGCAATTGAGCATGGTTATCTATAGCCGTAAGCCTAAAGATAAATCTACTTGGGCTGGTATGTTTCCTAAGTACACAAAGAAGAAAGAGTTCTACTCCCTAGTAGAAAAGCACAGTGACATTATCTACAAGACGCAAGTCTTTCAATGTACCCTATGTCAGGGTCGTGGGTATTCGTTTCCCAAGAAGAAAGATGG